GAACACGTAATCGAATCACAAGTAAGTGACCTCGTACTAATGGGTTCTGGCGATGATATTGCGGGACAAGCCGGACCGGCTCTTGGTAATGCAGTAGCTGCAAAACTTGATGATGATCTCGTAACTTTGGGAGAAGCATTCTCACAAACTGAATGTGGTGCGGGTACGGAATTGGCTCTTTCTCATATATTTGGTGCAATGCGTCAAATGAGAGCAGCCGGAGCACCTATGCCTTATTCGTTAGTGCTTTCACCCAAACAAGTTTGGGGTGGAAAAGGAATTATATCCTTACTACATAACACCGCATTAGATACTGCGGGTTCAAGCACGACTGATACTGCAACTGCACGTCCAATTGGACTAATGGGTTCAAAAGGCGAAGAAGCATTCCAGACAGGATATGTTGGAAGTATCGCCGGATTTAATGTGTATTGGTCAGATCAAATCAATGAAAATGTTGGTTCTGGCGGAGATGCAGCCGGATTTTCATTGTCTAAAGGTGCTGTTGGTCTTGGTGTTGGTGCTGAAGGTTTATTCCGGATCGCAACACAAAGAGAAGAATCAGAACGTATGACAAAGTACGTAGCAACAGGATTCTGGGGTGAAATCGAGATTAAAGATGCTTATGGTGTCTATATCTTGAGTGACGTTTCTTAATTAGTTAGTTATCTAACTATAATGGTGATGGGCGGGTTAATTCCCGCCCGTTACAAAGGAGTTGAAATGAGTAAATATTTTAAAAAGCCAAATGGTGTAGTGGTAGCGTATGATGAAAAGACACATGACATCAAATCACTTGAAGAACGATTTGAAGAATGTAATGCAGACGGAAGCAAACCAAAGCCAAAAAAGGCTAAAAAAGACGATAAGTAAAATTTAAACCAAAATGCCCATGAGACAGACAGGCTCGGTAAGGCATTAAAGGAGAAACAATATGTCAATGAGAGAATATGGAGTTGTCGAAGCACAAAATTTAGCAATGGGACAAGCCGGATCAATATTTGTAACCGGCACAACTGCCGTGACTTGCGGTGCGGGTTCGGGAGTATTTGTCGCCATTCAATTTACAGAGGATACCGTGTTCGCTTCCGGTAGCGGGGGACTTATTGCAGAAACAGAACAATTGTACCCAGATGATACGGGTGCGGGTACTTTGATCGATGCAAACGGAGGTGCAGCAATAGATGGTGAAACATTCCCCCAGGGAATGACCATTTACGGTAGGTGGACAGGATTTACATTAGCATCGGGTGCGTGTATCGCATACGTAGGATAATGTTAAAATTAGGATTATCAGTCATGACCATTCCAAATCAAACGGCTCGTTTGGTTAGGGACTTATGGCGAAGTATTAACGACACTTGGACGTTGGAAGAACGCAAGTGGCAGAATATAATTTAAGGAGAATATTATGGCAGCTTTAGGCTCACAGAGTATAGCTTCTTCGTACGAGCAACTTTTGCACGTTGATTCGGACGGAGGTGGTAACACAACAACCCACGTTAGCGTAAAAGACGGTGACAATGGGACAACTTTCGGCTTCACTATCGCATCGGATGCGTTAATGATGTCAAGCACCAATCGTTTGGAGTTTGGTGACACAGGAACTTATATACATCAATCTGCGGATGGTGTACTTGATCTGGTTTCTGATACAGAAATAGAAATAAACGCAACCACAATCGATATGAATGGTGCGTTGGATGTATCCGGTAATGCACAATTAAGTGGTACAGTAACCGTTGGTGCTGATGGAAGTGGAACGGATGTAATCTTTTATAGCGGAACGGCGGGTGATAATCTTACTTGGGATGCTTCCGATGAAAAACTTATTATCACCGGGACTAACGGAACAACGGCTTTAGATGTAGCCGATGGAAACGTATCAATCACCGATGATTTGGCAGTTGATGGAACTGCGAATCTTGACAATACAGATATTGAGGGAACATTAGCAGTAGATGGAGCAACAATCTCATTAGATGCAACGACATCTTTTAATATTGATAATTCAAATACTTCAAATGGAATTACAGTTGGTACGGCAACATCTGGAGTACCAATCTCAATCGGGCATACCACTTCAGAAACAACAGTTAATGATAATTTAGTCGTTACGGGTGATATTGATTTAGCGGGAAGCATAGATTGTGATGGAACGGCAAATCTCGATATTGTTGATATTGATGGTGCAGTAAATATTGGTGACAATGTAACACTTTCGGGAAGTTCAGCAAGTCGTTATTATTTTCTAAATTCAGGTGCAGATGGCGGAGTGTGGCAAGAAGGCGATTTTGCTTTAAGGCTTGGAACAAACGACACCCAACGGATGCGTATTTCAGGCGGGGGAAGCGTTTATATTAATGACGATGCAAACGCAAATGTTACTACAGGTCTTACTATAAATATGGGTGCAAATGATGACCAAATACTTGCTTTTAAATCAAGTGACGTGGCTCATGGAAGAACAAGTTATGCTGAAACTGATACTTATGCAAACTTTAATAAGGCATCCGGAGCAAACGGCGGTCTTTTTATTACCTCTATTATGGAAGATGGTGCTGTTGATACGAGTATGCAAATTGTCGCAACGGGAGGACAGGCATCTACATCGGCGGCTCATAACGAAGCGGGTCTTGTTGTTATTAGAGTAGAGGAACACGATGGTTCAAATGGATTAGCTAATGTGGCATCGGGCGGAAATGTATTTAGCGTAAGGGCTCAAGTCGGAGACGCAACAAGAACGGTTTTTAATGTTACAGAGGCGGGGAATATATCTTACGATGGTTCTGATGCGGGTGCTTTTGACTATGCTGAAATGTTTGAATGGAAAGACGGTAATCCAGACAATGAAGAACGTCATGGATATTCGGTTGTATTAGATGGAGATAAAATACGTAAAGCAGAAGATGGCGAAACTCCGATTGGAATTGTATCTGTTAAACCCGCTATCTGTGGAGATAATCCGAATGGATGGTATAAGACGTTTAAAATGGATGAATGGGGTAGAAATATAGACAAAGAAGTTAAAGCTGTGAAGTTTGAAATTCAGCACGAATTAGAACCCGCTACATATTATGAAGAAGGCGATGAACTTCCAGAAGGTAAAAAGGTTGGTGATGAAAAAACCGCAGCGGTTTATACCACAAAAGAAAAACATTATAGAGGCGATGCGATACCAGATGATTTACCAGATGATGCAGAACATTATACAATATTGCAAAGACAACATTCAGACGAATACGATGATAGCCAAAGTTATACAATGAGAAATAAAAGAAAAGAATGGTCGCCTGTTGGTCTTATGGGAAAACTACGAATGCACAAAGGACAACCAACAGCTTCGTCTTGGATTAAAATGAAAGACGAGGGCAATGATATTGAAATGTGGCTTGTTAAATAATAAATAGGGAGGCAAAATGTTCGAAGAACGTATGAAACAGCTTAAAGCAGAACAACAAAACCTTAATATGAGATTGGCGGAAATCAATTTCTTGATTCAAGGTTATGAAACTGCAATAAAAGAAAAAGAAAAAGCTGAATCAGATGAAAAGAAAGATAAATGAATAAACCAAAAGTAGATGAATACCGAATTGACGTTGTAGATCGCTTGGCACGAATTGAATCGACATTATCTTCGGTCCATAAAGAAGCACGGGATACAAAGCTTGAAATACAAATGCAGAATGGACGGGTAAGAAGGTTGGAGGGTGGAATGGCGGCTATTCAAGGAATCGGATCGGTAATAAGCATCGTATTTGGTGGGTTCATAGCATACTTATTCAAAGGGAGAATGTAAATGGGTGATTGGTTTAATTGGACAAATTTCTGGTATCTAATGGGATTGATGATTGCCGGTGGAGCAACATTCGTTGGAATGAAATACAAGAAGTTGGTCGATGAAATGAAAGACGTATTCAAGGCATTGCACGAAGCATACGCCGATGATGGCAAACTTGATAACGAAGAACGCAAGAAGATAATGAAAGAAGTTCTCGATGTCATGGGTGCATTGCTTAAAATCGCTTGGAAATAAAAAGTCAATGACATTCGATGAAATAATCGACAATGTTCTGGAGTCCGAAGGTGGGTACGTCAATGACAAAGATGATGCCGGTGGCGAAACAAATATGGGTATTTCCAAAAAGGCGTACCCAGATTTGGACATTAAAAACTTGACGAGAAAAGCAGCAAGGCAGATTTATTATGAAGATTATTGGACACCTTCTAAAGCAGAACAATTGCCAAATCAATTGCGTGAAGTTTACTTCGATATGGTTGTGAACTTTGGAAGGCGTGGGTCGGCAAAGGTTTTACAACAAGCTTGTAATGGAAAGAACACATACAAGATCAAAGAAGATGGAATGGTCGGTACGGCAACGATAGGTGCATCAAAGAATTTAGAACCAGACAGATTGAGAGCATATCGAGTATTAAAGTTCGCAAAGATTGTTATTAAAAAACCAACGCAAGAGAAGTTTTGGTTTGGATGGTTTAGAAGGGCAATCAGAGTATGAATGTTGTTGATTCCATACGAGTAATCAAAGACATGGCACAAGAGATTGATCTAAATACGTTGCACGAAAATCCAGAGGTTTATTTCAGCGAATTGGTGGACTTATTAAATCTTATTAGAGATATGGATCAACCAATGCCAATTAATTTTAACGACTTAAAAGACAAGGTACACGAAGCATGAGTACATACGAAGCAAGTTATTGTGACACGAATACAGATTTGCAATATATAGAGCCGAATATTAATAACTACAATTTAAGACGGGTGTTGCCCGGAGATTGGATTCTTTCTGGAACGACTGACTTATATTATCTTTATTCGGCGGGATATGTCACACAATTATTTAAAGACGGTGAAGAAATGACTTCGGTCACAGATACACCAAACGCAAACAAAGAATTTAATTACAACACAAGCACAGGATTATTGAGTTTCTATCTTACAAGTTCATCTGTGACAATTTTGAATAGTGCGGTGATTGAGTCGGGTAGAGATTGGTATGATACGAAGGTTGAAGCGGTCCGCAAAGCGAGTGACCTATGCAGAAACGTCCTTCCTGTCCCAATATACCCACGTAAAGGCGTTGGAATGGCAAGTTCTACGGGTAATGACTATCCAGAGATAATCGTCAGAAGTACAGCAATCATTGCTTGTGCGGATTTGGTTAGACCTTTTGATAAAGAAAAAGGTGATGAACTAATGGCAATGGCTATGAACCCAGATGGAACGGGTTATTTGGATATGGTTCGAACCGGACAGATCGCCTTATCACAAGACGAAGGATTGGCAAAACATTCTGGAATTATTAGAGAAGTGTCAATCAATGCGAATACAACAGGCTCAATTATAGACGTAAGAGGAAAACCAACAGTTGATTGGGATGTTATCAAGATTATTATTAGCACGGCGGGTACATTTACAAGTGGATCTGCATCGGGTGTTAAATACGATACTTATGTCAAAGATGATACAGGATTAAAGATTGATAAGTCAAGTAATGCGGAAGTTATTGATGGGGGATTCCAAGACGTAGGACACGGGATGCAAGTTCGCTTTTCTCCTGGTTTATATACTTCTAATGATGAATGGGAACTTGAAATTAGTGGAATTGTGGACTCAAGGACAATGGCAGTCAAATTTGCGGAAGCTGAAAGAATTTAATGGCAATTTATTTAAAATCAGTTGATTGGAATGATAATCACAATTTATGGCAATCAGAAATCAACGTATTCTCTTATGGTGTTACGGGTGATGGATATGAAAACATTGTGTGGGAAAGAATTGTCGATCCTTTGCATAGTATTATTGCTGATGAATTTAAAATCCCGGTTTATTTTGATGAACATAAAGGGAATCAATCGTTTATGATTATGCCGACAGAAGATAATCTTGTTAGTCTATTAGCGGGAAATGCCGGGCAAGAACGTGAACATACTGTTGAAATCACTTATCAATTAAGATCGGGCGGTCAATACGGAGAAAGCAATTTTAAAAAAGTATCAAACGTATCGGAACATTTAAAAAGAATTTTGCAGAATAACGCCACCAAATATGATGCGTGGTTTAATGGACAATGCACATCGGTTGAATATGGAAGGGACGAGGACGATCCATCCATTTTGACTTCTGCAATCACTTTCGAAGTAAACACATTGGAGATTTTTGTATGATATACAAAGCCAAACCATCTTATAAAAAATTAAAGGACATTGAGAACTATAATCATTTTGGTTCTCCTGTCAAACACTACAAACTAATAAATGATGAAGAAATTAATGTAACTGATCTACCTAAAGAGTTGGAAAAACACTTGATTAAGGTGGAGACAAAGAAAAAAGGAGATAAATAATGGCGGAAACTAATTTCCAAGCCTTATCAAATGTCTCGTTGTTGTTTGCTAAAGACGGAAGCACAACAGCTTTAGGAACAGCACACGATGCGAGTGATACTTGGGTAGCATTGCCTGTTATATCCTTTTCTATGCCTCACGATTCTGCGGCGTTAGATGTTGGTCCACAAAGAAGTGGTACTCACGTTCAGCTTGAAACTCAAGGCAGACACCGTAGAGATACTACCACATGGACGTTTGATGTATCGTTCAAAGGAACGCCAAGTGCGATTCTTGCTGTATGTCAATGGGCGTTCGGTGATGGTGCAAGTTCTGCGGATTTTGCTGCAACAGTTGGTATAGGAAATGGAACAAGCAATTCTTCAATAATGAAACACGGAACGGCGTATGCAAATCATTCAACGGTTGTATTTCAAAATGCCGGTTCTGATGCGACTAATAATGATGTGACGGTTAAGGGATGTATTGTCCAATCGTTTACCATTAAAGAAGCCGTTGGCAGCGATGCGGGACAACTTGTTTGTGATGCTACGTTTTTTACAGCGTATGCACCTTATGAAGAAAACAATTCAATAAGTGCGGATTCAACAGATGCGGCAGCACCGAAATCAATCTTTTCAAAAAGCACAACCACATTCAATTCGGAAGCCCTTGTGTTGGATTCATGGGAAATGACTTGTTCACGTTCTCTTGAAAGAATATCCTCACAAGACTATTCGAGTTATTTACCATTCGGATACACACAAACCTCACCCTGGGAAGTAACAGGGACACTATCTGCAAAACGTGACGATTCAGTTTATGATGCGTTAAGTGTGATTAAAGGTTCAAGTGCGGGAGTAAATATCTCAATTGATGAATCCTCTGGATTTACGTTAGATATTCCGGATGCAATGGTTGATGCTTCAACGGTTGATACCGGTGGATCACATATGTTTCAGACTATTCCGTTTAGAGCCTTTGCGGCAAGTACAACGGCGAATGTCTGGACATTAGCAATTTCATAACAATTAGGGAGGCAACATGATTGTAAAGGTCGGGAAAAAAGAATGGGACGTAAAAGATTGCACATACGCAGAAAGACGAGAACTACACAAACTCAATGCAAAAGTTTGGTGGGACGGCAAGATGGACGTGGAAGCGTATTATGAGGTCCTTGAAAAAGTCGGTGCAATCGCCGGGTTAGGTGAAAATGATTTCAAAGATATGGATATGCCAAAGGTGGATGAAGTGTTACAGGCAGTATTTTTGGAATATCTGGGAATTGAACCGGCAAAAAAAGATTCCGGGGGTTAAGCCTTGCGGTTTGGTGTTTGCAATTTGGAACACCCGAACCACGTGACATATATAGAAGCCTCCCCTATACGGTGGCGAAACTCCCGGTTACTTATAAACACGATCCGGTTCGTGTTGAAACGGTAGAAGATATATGGGATATAATAGATGAAATATGTGAACCAAGTAAAGAATTTACAGATGGACAAACGATGTTCCATACTGTTCCATTCTTTGCCGACTGCAATCATATCATTGAAGAATGGATGGTGCAAATGATAACCGAATACAATTATGTCACACGATTTAATATTTCAATGGGTGAGTTGGACAATGTTTCAGCACATCGATTGGATTGTTTCTCAATTATAGACAGAGAAATGAACGCTTGTATGGAAGAAAAAGCAAAGAAAGAAACAGATGGCTGATAAAAAATTAAACATTAAAGTTAGAGCCGATGGAGCAAAACGAGCAAAAAAGGATTTAAAAGGTGTTGATAATAGTGTTAAATCGTTAGGGAGATCAGCTTTAAAAGCGGGTGCAGCCTTTATTGGGACTGCCGGACTAATTTCTGGAATAAAGAAAACAATTGCATTAGCGGCTCAACAAGAACTTGCCGAAAGACAATTATCAACAGCTTTAGGTAGAACATCACAGGCATTATTAGACCAAGCAAGTGCATTGCAAAAAGTCTCCATGTTTGGCGATGAAGCGATTATTGGACAACAAGCATTCCTTGCTTCACTTAAATTTTCAGAAGAACAAATCAAAAAGATTATCCCTGTCGCAATGGATTTGGCTGCGGCAACAGGAATGTCGCTTGAATCTGCCGTAAGAAATACCGCCAAGACGTTTAGTGGATTAGCCGGTGAACTTGGTGAACTTGTACCACAATTAAGAGAACTAACCGCAGAAGAAATGAGAGCCGGAAAAGCGGTAGAGGTTATGAACGATTTGTTTGGAGGTCAAGCTGCCGGGCAACAGGGGACAATTGCCTTTAATATGAAACAACTTGAAATGGCGGCGGGTGATCTCGGTGAAAAGATAGGCGAAGAATTTTTTGCTAAAAAAGTTGGTCAAGCTGCCGATGCGATGGTAAGGCTTTCGGAATCGTTATCATCAGAAGATTTTAAAAAAGCAAGAAAAGGCTTTAGGCAATGGCTCGACAATGTAAATCCGGGTTTGGCAAAAACGATTGAAACTGTTAACAAAATGGACGAAGAAAGAAGAAAAAATAGAGACAAAGAAGCTCCTTTTTTCTCCGATGATTTTGGCAGACCAGATAAAAGACTCGCCAGAAACAGAAAAAAAGATCTTGAGATTAGATTTCAAGAATTTGAATTAATGAAGTTGCAAGTTGTTCCTGTCGTTGAAATGTCAAATGCATATCAGAAGGCTCAAGAATGGTCGGCACAAACTGCAACGTCAATGATGACATCGGCTCTTATGGGCGACAGCATAACAGATTCGCTAAAACGTGCCGTAATTCAATTAATGATTATGGTGGCACAAGCTAAAGCGTATGATTACTTTATGACTTCTGCGTCTGGAGGGTTGAACAAAGTGGGTTCGGGTATTGTAAACTTTCTTTTTGGTCGTTCACCAACACAAGCATCTCCATCTGCCAAAGCCGGTGCAAATATAACAATCAATCAAACGATACAAGGTGGAATGATCGATCATAATTTTGCAGCCAATAGTATTATTCCCGCCATTAATAAAGCAATCTCGACAGGACAGGCGAGGATTGGGTAAATGTTATCGTTCGATTCTGGTCTTACCAATGCCTTAAAAAACTCGAATACAACGGCATTTTGGGTACTTAAATTATATTATAACGATGAATCGGCTTTCATTGGAGTAAGTGACCAACATAGACAAGACGGATCGGACATATATTATGGAGTTGTAGCGAATTGGGGAGTATATCGGCAGTCGTTAGACTTCTTTAACTTTACAACAACAATCGGGAATATGGGTGTTACACTTATTAACTCCGAAAATTCAATCAAAGGTGGGCGGTTTTCCGACCTTCTCGCCACTAATAATTTTGTTAATCGCAAGTGGGAATTGTTTTTAAATACCAACGAAACTTCTACCCTGGACACCGCAGCACGAATGATTGCAACAGGCGTTATTTCTGGTGATATAAATTATGATTCTAACAATGTCACATTAACATTATTCGATAATACTTCTAAATATCATAAAAGAATCCCAATAAACACGGTTGCTTCGGGTACGTATACAAACGCACCCGCTAACAATGTTGGAAAACCGATTCCAATGGCATACGGTGACTCCCACGAAAAGGGAGATGTTGGTACAATTCCAACTTCAAACTTTGACCGCTTTTACAATTTCTACAAAGGTGCATTCCCCGCTATTATAACCGATAAATGGGACGTACAAGAAGCGGGTTCAGAAGCGTTGGCAGATAGTCAAGCCATACATACAATGGACAATGAGAATGTTTATGTATATAAAAATGGTTATTATCCAACATTGACCGGAACAATTGATGTTGGTGGTAATCCAGAAATTGAATACAGGGGTAGTACGGCTTCTGTTTATGTTCCAATTGGAGTATCAAACATAGCATCTGAAAGTGGCACGGGCAGTTATTCAGTAGCAAACGAAGAACGTGTTGGCGATGGATCGTTTTCTAATTATGCAAGTTGGGCAGCAAGTAGTGGGGAGACTAATAATTCAGTTGCAACAATGACCTTTGCCTTACCACAGATTAATAAATTGGGAACGTATAGTGCCATATCGGCTTTGGTCAAGTGGGGTACAAATTCAGATTTTGAGGGTGAAAATAGCGAAACCTTTAGATATACAGTCGGTTCAACCCACGAAGATCACGACACGATTACCGATGATTCAGAAACAAAGACAGCAATCGGTTCTTTATATAGTGGAAAAACAGCCACTTGGGATTTTGAAGGCTCACTTCTTTATACATTAAAAGGCGGTTCGGCAAATAATAACCATACCGCACAAATATACGAAACGGGTGCGGTAATTGATTTCACGCTTGAGGATGTTGATCCCCACGACATACAAGAATTATACGAGGGTGGACCAATTAAAACCGTTTTTCAACCGGCGATGGGACCTCCAGAACTTCTTGAAATCGGATATGATTATAATATGTACACAAGGACAATCACCGGGTTTACTCCTTCCAAGATAGATTATATATATTATTCGGGCAAGGGAAGGAAATACGGCTCATATATTGATGCAGACTCCAGAAATCAAGGCTATAACGCAAACGACTTGATTGAAAACCCTGTTTTTATAATTGAAGATATAATTCGTGATGAATTAAGTCTTGGTTCTTCTAATATTGATTATGCGACTTTTGATACGGCGGGGAACACAAGTAGCGGGTACTTGGGTGACATATATGAAGATGCAGTTGGCGATGTAAAGTTCGCCTTTGCACAATATAAATTTATCAATTCAAAAGATATGCTTGAACGTCTTGGAAGGTTCTCTTTTTCTTATGTCTTTGTTGGCGGTGATGGAAAGTTCAAAATTAAAACATTACGAAGAACAGATGATTATTCTTCGTCAGATCAAACCATTGATTTTTACGATATAGATTTGGGAAAGATAGGAAAGACATCGCTTGGAAGTGTAAAGAACTCTATCCTGGTTAATTATAATCACGATTACGGTGCAAATCAGAATAAATCAGAAGCTACGGCAACCGATTCAACCTCTCAAGGAACTACGGTAAACGGTTATAATCAAACAATGAAACTTGAGATTGAAGCAAACGAGGTTCTTGATTCAACAACCGCAACAAAGTTAGCCGAAGCCTTGTTGGCATTTATGAAAGACAGAAAGAATACGGTTGAATTTACTTGCCTTCGTCCAAAGTATAATCATCTTGAAATTGGAGATATAATAGATTTTAGTAATTGGTTATCAACATTGAAGGTATATGGTGCGGCAATGACCGGTTATTTTATAGTGGCAGACATTACAAAAACAGTTAATGGATGCTCAATTAAAGCAATAAAGGTATCATAATGGCAAATATGAACATAAGAACGCCACGTTTCTATACAGACCAAATAAGTTATTTGTTGTCGAGGGGTGTGGCACAAGACGGAAATTTTGATGTAACGGCATCAAACACATCAAATAAGTTTATGGGAACATTCACGACAGGATCAGAACCAGAACTTTTCGATATGCGACCATTGAATAAATGCACATTCGATACAAGTGCCGATACAGATGCTCACGTTCTAATAACAATCGACACTCAAAGTGCAACATCAAAAAAATCTTATATCGCATTTTTAAATCATAACTTGGTTTCGTCAGTTGGCAAGATAAGAATCTTTGCGGGTGATGCTGCGGATGATATTACTGCAATAGATGGTGCAAACGCTGATACAGCCGATATAACGTGGGAGGATGCTACTTTAACGGAAGTAGTTAATGGAGACACAACAACCGCAGCTACAAACGATAAAAGTGTTGTGATCGAACCGGAAACTGATGGATCAACGATTGTCACATTTACCGAACAAACAAACAGATATTGGGGAATCCAATTTGAGGGCAACACTACAAATACAGGTGTTGCAACAAATGGGACGTGGGGAAGTACAGATTTCTTTGTTGGTTGTATAATGATTGGTGAATATTACGAAATGCCACACGCACCCGACTTACAAGTAACACGAATGATCTCATATAATCGTTTGAATGATTTACAAGAATCTTATGGTGGACAACGATTTAGTAATTTGAAGTCGTATGGTAGAACGTCAAGCAGTACGTCTAAATCACCGTTTACAACGGGTTCAAATGGATATGACAGTTATGGTGGACGTTTAATATATGATATGAATTTCAGCTTTATTGATTCAACAGATATTATGCCAGATGAATACGATATTCCTTTGGCAACCGATGACAACTTTGTCGAAGATGTTTGGAACAAAACTAATGGCAACCATATCCCATTTATCTTCTCGATTGATAAAGCTTCAGAAGGTGACAATGCAGAATCAGAACATATCTTTGGTCGATTTGCCAACAACTCATTAGATATGCAACAAGTCGCACCGGATATTTTTAATGTATCATTAACAGTAGAAGAAGAATTTTAATCATTAAGGAAATTAAATGCAGTTAGGATATTTTATAATCGGATTGTTTGTTGGTATCATTCTCAATGAAACAACAAAAGACGATCCCTTTAAGCCTGTAACATTTCACGATGGCAAGGCTTTAAGTACAAGGATTTATTATTACAGATATAATCCTTATCAATACAATCAATTATATCCGTATGGATATTATAGATACAATGTAAACCCTTATTCTCAAGGGAATAATAGTGGAGAAAGTAGAAGTACAAAAACGGGCGGAAAAAATACAGGAACAAAATCCTTTAACCACACTCCACAAGAGAGAACAGATAGTTGGGGAAAGAAAAATTGAATCAAAAGTTTGGAAATCTATATGCGAGGTTTTTAGTCGTATTTGGACTATGGGTAGCCATTGCATTTATATTTGAGGTAGGATACTAATGACTTTATGGATTAAAGCACATATCATATTAGCAGCGATTATACTCTGGGCAGATCATAACGGAACTCTTGAGCCTACGGTTAAGAAAATAGAACAAAAATTTGGAATCCCGGTTTATTATGCTCCTAACGATTCAATGGATGTAGAAATAAGCAACCCGTACCCAATGGAGTTTGAACCGCAACAAGACACTTTTAACAGCCAAAGGCAGAACAATGAGAATAGATAGATTCTGGTATGGTGTTATTTTTGTTTGTTCTGTAATAACTGTTTTATTGGCTTCCATAAGTTGTGCTAATGAATGGGGAGTTGGTCAATCACAACAAGAACTAATGGCAGAAATGATGCG